TTACGAGGACTACACCGAAGAGGCCGAGGCTATCCTTCGGAAGATTGGCATAGGTCGCGAAGATGACGAGCCCTTGTTCGGATCCGATGTTGACCTTGATCCCAACGTTGACCCCGCAGAAGGGACCATGGGTTGGGAGGGATCTTAATGTTCGAGCAAGAAAGAAAAGCAATTGTGGGTCTCGCTATGGTTGTGATCATAGCGGTCGCCCTCATCTGGGTATCCAACGAAGACTACAAGCACGAAGTCGAGATGGAAAAGCAATACCGCGAGATGGTATGCGCGGGTCACTGGCCGGACTACTGGCAAACCAATCCAAACTGTAAGGGAGAATCATGAAAGTCCTTGACCTATTCTCCGGCATCGGCGGTTTCTCTCTTGGCCTTGAGTGGGCTGGGATGGAGACCGTCGCCATGTGCGAGAAGGATAAATTTTGCAGACAGGTTCTGGCCAAGCACTGGCCGGACATCACCATTCACGAAGACATAAGGGATTTAAATGGAAAAGATTACAAAGGATCAATTGACGTTGTTTGCGGAGGATTCCCCTGCCAACCCTTCTCAGTTGCAGGCAAGCAACTTGGAAAGGCAGATGACCGTCACCTCTGGCCTGAAATGTTACGAGTCATCAAAGAATCGGCTCCCACTTGGGTCATTGGCGAGAACGTTTCTGGGTTCGTCAGCATGGCACTCGACGATGTGTGCTCTGACTTGGAAGGTGAAGGTTACCGAGTCCAATCGTTTGTTATTCCGGCTTGTGCCGTCGAAGCCCACCACCGCAGAGACAGATGCTGGGTTGTGGCCTACTCCGACGAGAATGACCGGCGGCGAAGAGATAGCACCATCTCACAGGAACGGCACACATGGATGGAACATCGGAGCGGCGGTCAAGGACAGCCTCTCGGCGGATCCGATTCGGATGTGGCCGACTCCGAGAGCGAGCGAGTACAAAGACTGCGGTCCTGTGGGCTCGAAGAGTCACACGCACATGGACCGGCGCTCGTACCTTTGTGCGAAGGCAAAGGATTCGGATCGACCTACTGGGAAACTGAGCCCGATGTGGACCGAGTGGTTGATGGGGTTCCCAATCGGGTGGACAGAATTAAGTCCCTCGGAAACGCAGTAGTCCCTCAGCTTGTACAACGAATAGGAGAAATGATCTATGCCGAGCACCAAAGATGCGGGTGACCCCGCTGCGAGCCTGGAAATTGTAGAAAAAATCGAGAAGCGAGGTGGGTTTCGGCCCAACTCTTCCTTCATGCACCTGCACCGCATAGCTCGCAAGTTCAGTTGTGATTGGTGTGGTATTGAGTTCAAGAGCAATCAAGTTAAATCAGAATTTTGTACTGAAAGCGAGAGAAAAAAAGCAGCACGATTGAACCGAGCATTCAGAACAAAGAAACGTCTGACTGACAAAGCTCGCAAGAGCAGAGGCTTCAGGCCACCATCAAGGGACGCAAGTTCCTTACTACGCAAAGCAAGAAAGGGAAAATAAGATGACAAAGCAATACAGAACGAAGCAAACAGTAATCGATGAGCAAGAACATCAGATCAAAGATCTTGGATACCAAATAAGGCTTAAGGAACAAATTCTCGAACACTCCTCCAACAGGATTAAAGAGGAAGCCAGAAAAATTTCAGACATGGTGTCTACTCAAGCAACGATCACGGTATGGGAAGATCACTATAGGCCGGGCGTGCCAATGACGCTTTTAGCCAACATTCAAGTTTGGGATGAAGTCATTGGCACGGATATTAGCGGCGAAAATAAGAAAGATCTCCTCAAAGAGATGGACAAGCTTTCCGAAGCTTTATCTGTATTCTACAGCGCCCTTGAGTGTGAGGTTCGCATCAACATGAGCATCAATCGCTACTAACCTAACCCTCCCCTTCGGTCTCATCTTCGAGGTCGTTGGGGAGATCATCCTCATCCTCATCCCAGTCGTCATCATCCACGACCTCCCAATCATCGTCCTCAAGATCCTCTGATCCCGCCTCATCAACTTCTTCGACCTCATCGACGTAACCCAGAGCCTCGACCTCGCCGCTCTCCTGATCAACCTCCTGATCACCCTCATCCGTCACCTCGTCAACAACCTTCGCCATGAGTTCATTCTTATCGAGCAATGCTTGCAACCTAAGCTCGACCTCTGAGCGATCCATCTGATCGATCTTACCGGTCTTGATCTCCTTCTTATCGATCATCAACCCAGCAAGCTTTGCCCTCCCCAACTCCGCCTGTACTGCTGCCCCATACACACCATCCTCCATCGCTGCATCCCGAATCTTTTGCAGGTCACGCGCAACCTTCTCAAAAGTAATCTCATACTTCCTCTGCTCGAGCTCCTTAAGTTCTTGGATCTTCCCTTGAATATGAGTGTACCTTGGATCATTAAGCATCTTGGTCGCAGCGACTGCTGGAAAGGCATATCCTGCCCGATGAGCGCATTCGACATTGGTCAGGTCATGGTAGACATACAACTGCATAAACGTTTCTTGCTTGGGCGTAAACTTCATCTGCTTACGTCTTGGTTTGTACTGGTCTGGGTTCCTGAGAATGTCCTTACCTGGAGGAATCTTAAAGTCACCCACATCGGCCTCACGCATCACCTCTCCGACCTCACGCTTCACCTCACCTGCATCGCTCATTTTTAAATCTCCTAAAACCCTTCCGCAAAATTTTTTTATTTTCTCAAGCCCTCTAAGAATACAAGAGAGAGCATTCCGATAGGGAGATATTTTTAATATATCTCTCCCTCTCTTTAGAGAGCATACCTACCATACCATCATACCACCCTTATAAATCAATGACTTACGAGGTAGGTATAGTAGGTATGACGTAGGTATGACATATAGTGACCATACCTACCTACTTTCCCTATGCATTTCAAACACTTACCGACTTATCCACAGGGGGTAGGTATGATTTCAGATTTTTCATTTCATACCTACCTAAGTGACCACTAACCTCACCTATTTTGCCTAGAAAATCCATTAACTTTCATCCCTAAGTGTTTTCCCATCTCCTGGGATAAGGTCACCCATCTCTTCCATCATCGCATCAAAACGCGCCTGCCTTTCTGACCGTATGGTCGCCAATAAATCCTGTAGCTGTTCTTTCTTCGAGAGTAGCATCTCGGTTGTCACCTTCTTCTTCTCTTCACTCATTGTGTTGCTCCTTCTTTCTGTTATGATTCTTTTGTCACGGTATCCCTTACCTGTGACACATACCTTAGTTGCTTTGGGTATAACTACACCGGGGCTCTTTCCGGTACCTCGGTGTAGTTTCTAAGCATCCAGCTCCTGCTCGATGAGTATCTGGGCATAGTGGATCACCTTCCGGAGATCATCAACCCCACCCTTACCACGCCACCTACTAATGTACTTCACGATGTTCGCCTCGCACCACCCCAGGTTATTCGCCATGATGTACTCTGTCGGTTGGATCATCATGTGCTTGTAATGATTCCCACCTATCTGATCGTCAAATGCGCTCATTACACCTCCTTCTCGATGTGATCACTGATCTGCTCAAGCAGCACCATCATCCTGTCCACCTTCTCGACCATGTCATCGTACTTTTCCATGACCTCCTCCACCTCCCGCTCGTTTAAATCCAGACTAACCTTCAACTTGACTCACCGTTCATTACCATGTACCCCGCTATTACTATGTACCCCTCTGTAAAAAATCTATCTATAAGCTTTTGATCTACTTGAGGGCTAGAAACGCTTTCTTCAAATACAACCATTACCTCATTATCAATACGCGTCTTCTCACTCATATACTTAGCCCCGCCTTCGACAACATCAGGCACACAATGCTGCAAAAGTGGATTTACGCCATCCTCAATAAGTTCAATCGGCGTTTTGTACAGTCTCCCCTCGTCATCCCCGCAGAAACGACAAAGAACAGAGTGCTTTAAACTGCGATCACCCCAAGCCTTAACAAAAAAAATTATCTCCTTTACTCTATATCCCATAACCTATCTCCTTATTTTTGTGATTCATCTTCCGCTTCGACTTCCCACGGCTTTGCTGCCGTGCTCGTACCGAGATAATGCCACATCGCCATGCCCGGTTCTGA